AACGGCACCGTTTACGTTTGCATTACCACCTACTGATTTTACAGTGTAAAAATTATTTCTTAAACTAAAGGCTTGATCAGGTGCATAAGAAAACAAACTCACCCAGCCTTTTGGCTTTTCATCAAAATTTAAAGTTTTAAATCTTTCTGCATTTTGCATTGAAACAATGTAATCTTTACCATAAACATCGTATGCTCCTATTATTTTACCGTTAGATTGATTTGTTGAAACAAGATTTAACTCATCTCTAAAAAAATCTTTCATGCCAAAAGTAGATATTTCTTCAATACCACCTCCGCTGCCACCAGAGCTTAATCTTAATATTGCGTTATTATTAACGTCCGCAAAATATTTTCTAAACCCATAAACAGCAAAACTTTCAGGATTTGTTGATATTCCAAATTTACCAGAATATGGCTGTATAACACCAATAACTAAATTACTAGCCGTTACAGTTCCACCACCTTCAGCTGCATAAATAGCATCTTTGTCTATCAGTGCTCTACTTACTTTTAGTTCTTGAAATATATTTAAGTTAGTATCTTCTGCGTATAATTTTTGTATAGATCCATTTGCTGGATCTGTTGCTTTTGTTATATCTTCTCCTACAGAAAAAACATTTGTTCTATTTATACCAGTTCTTGAGTTAAATATACCTGAATAAATTAAAGCATTAAATCTTCTAGTTCCTTGAGGCTCTTCTTCTACTATATAAGCTTTGGCTCCAAAATCTACTGAAGTATTGTTATAACCACCTCTTATTCTAGATTCTTCAATAACCCAAGAACTAGCGGTGTTATTAGTACCTGAAGGATTAACCGGATATCCTCCTATAGTTGAAGGTATACCTCTAGAACCATTCCATAGAACATTTTCACCGGTATCAACAGTCTTTTTCAATAGAAAAGTATTAAAGTATTTAACTTCTATTATCGCTCCAGCCATATTTAATTATTATTACTTACTTTTTATTTAAATTACTTTATGAGATACTAAAACCTATATTGTTTATAAAATCTACAGACTCAAAATCAGGTGTAGTAGATATTATTTCTCCAGGATTTAAACCCTCATTTGCAGGGTCCATACCTCCTAAAGTTATATCAGTACCTCCTTGTAAGTTTGGATTAGCATATCCTGTAGGTCCAAAAACTGTTCCTCCGTTTTGCCAATTATTAAGCATAACCCACTCGCTAAATTGAAAGTAAGATTGTATTCTTGCTAAACTTGTATTATCTGTTCCTGGAGAAAAATACCAAGGATTTCTATCTGTTATACTACCACCCCAAAATTTTAATTGCACGCCATTGCCAAGAGCACTATTAAAAGATAGATTGCTTGCTCCAAAGATTAATATTCCTGTAGATGGATTATAACTTAGAATAGGGTTGAAGTTACCACGAAGTTCTGACCTACCATTATCAGTCCAAGGCGGTTGTCTGTTAGTAGGCCAAGTAATAAAAGCGTTCATGCAACCAGTTATTGTTCCTTGAATACTCGCAGGGTCTATTTCAACTTCGACCGTAAGCGTATTAATAGTTTTATTCAAAACAGTTGCTGTTCCTTTTACCAAAGGAGAACGAACAGTATTGTCGGCTAATAAAGTTTGTTTTTGCACAACAAAACCATCAGGTCCTGCCGTGTTTAAAGGTATATTAACTGTACCTTCATTAAAAACAATAGTCGGATTTTGGATAGAACATAAGCTAACGCTTCCTGCATAACCTGGATTTCCTCTCTTATCATTATAAGTATTGTTGAAAGTTCCAGCGGCATATAAATAATAACCAGCTTCACTTGCTTGAACGCCTGGTCTTGTAGCATCTACTCTAAGCAAAGTACAAGCTATTCTGTTCCAGTGGTTATTAACCCACCAATTGTCTGGTCTTCCACAGGTATTACCAGAAAGCGTGTTTGGCCTGTACATAGTACCAGATCCAGAAAAAGTAGAGACACCTGTAAAATCAATATAAAGAGCGCAGTTAAAAACATCACCACTAAGAGCTACGTTGTTATCATAAGCACCACCTCTTAAAATAAGTCTCATATCTATAGCAAATATAACGTCTTCAAAAGTTGAACCAGCATCTTGTATTCTTATTGTAACAAAATAAAGAGCAGCTTGTATTTGACCAACTAGCGCAGGCAGTATTTGTATAGATCCTCTTTTATTATTGTTAGTTTGGGCTTGCTGCATATAAAAAATAGGTTGGCCATCTATTACAGCATCAGGTCCATCTGGCGTGCCTATAGTTTGTTTAAAAATTAAGTTTGGAAATCCTACTGGTGTTGGTAAATCAGAATTTCCTATAAATTCAAGATCTTCATCATCTAAATCACCGTTATTAGCACCATTTTTAATATTAAGTGCAACTATTTGAGAAGTTGTATCTCTTCTTGAAGAAACAGATATACTATTAGGCGGAGCAGGTACAGCCGTCGGTGGAGTAGCTCCTGGCCCATACTCAGCGTTACTACCAACTGAATTAAATACTTCAATTTTATCATACAAAGGCTGAACGTTTCTCAAGAATATTTCTTTTGTAACTATACTTACTTGATCATCAATTGTTAATTCAAAAGTAAAAGTAAAATTTCTTAAAGGATTAGTGTTTTGCCCGTCTTCATTAAACATAAAAAATATATTATTATAAAAACTTAAAGCTGGCGTTGTATCTGATGGCCCTGTTGCAAGTATATTCCAAGGTGCAGTGTTACCCCCTATTGCTCCCGTAGAATCTACTAATCTAAAATAGTCTCCACTAACTTCTGTATTTATATTCCAAATAGAACCTCCAATTTGCTGACCTAAGCCATTGGTTACTGTTAAAAGTCTTATGTTGTCAAAAGTATTAGGATTTAAAGTAATATCTTGGCCAAATGTATTTATTAGTTGAAAACCTCCAGCTAAAGTGTTGTTGTTTAATATATAACTTGAAGCTGGTAATCCTTCATCAAAATTATTTGAATTAAATGGAAATAGATCTACACCAGCAGGAACGCTTTGATTATTAAGAACCACAGAGTTTAAGTCAGATATTAAACCAGAACTAGATGTTTCCCAATATATATCTAATAAGCTTTCAGTAGGTTTTGTTTCATAAACAGCTAATCTTTGTATTCCAGGTATTTTTGGAGTTCTTAAATTAGAAGAAGATGGAGGCCCAGAGCCGTCTGTTTCAGTTATAGTTATAAGCTCTTCTTCTACTGGTATAAATGAAAAAGTGTTGTTATCTTTGTCAACAAGTGTTATTTTTAAACCGCTAATAACTCCAGTAGCTGCAGGATAACCTGCTTGAATTGTAGATACAGTGTCAACATATGTTTTATCTGGCAAACTATTACTACTTACTAAATCATACTGTCCTATACCTGTAGAAGTTAAATCACCAGTAAAAGAAGTAATACAAACAAAATTTTGAGGTTGTGCATCATTGGCAGGAACTGAAGGGGTTGGAGAAGTTGGAGAATTATATAAACTTTCAGCCTTTAAAGCTTTACCACTTTCAGTAAAATATTCTGTAGTTGCCAACTGACCTATTGACCTTTCAGTGGTAATTCTAGCAACTAATGGGTTTGAATCTAAGCTATAAAATTGAGGAAAAAAGTTAGGTGCTTCAGGATTTAATGGATCAAAATCAAAAAGATCATATACTGTAGAAACTACTGTAGCAGTATCAGAACTTCTAGTGGCGTAGTATTGATTATTTAGATTACCTCTACCTGGATCAAGTATTTCACTAGTGTTTTCAACTCTTCCATATAATTGCACAGAACTACCAAACTGTCTTTGATCAGGACCTACTTCGTTTAAATCTCTTGGTATTTTATTTATATTATCATTTATTAAAACAGTATGAGAAGTTGTGCCTACTTCTAATGTAGTATCGTTAGGGTAGGAATTCATGATACCTGGTAAATAAACATTATAATAATCTTGTTCTGTTTGTTTAACTACTATTTTCCAAGAATACCAACCTAAAGGATTATAGTTTACACTTGAAGTGTCACCGTTATATAATTCCCCTGGTATGGGACTTTTTAATAAAACTTTTAATGAATCACCAGGCCAGGTAATAGTATTAACTATTTCATCTATGTAAGGAGAATAAAGTGTAGATCCTGAAAAAGTTTCTAAAAACAATGTTATAGAGCTTTTAGAATTAGAAAGTATAACACTTGATTGTCTTCCATATTTATCTGATAAAACAAAGCCAACTTGATAATTTCTATTTGTTTTTACAGAGCTATTTGGATATTCTATTATACTAGTTGTATTTATTACATCACCACCTGGATCAAAAATTAAAGCAACTGGAGTAGTTGTTCCAGAAGGAAAAGTTACATCATTGCTTAATGTTATTACCGCACTTGTTGTTCCCGATACTACAAAGCTTAAGTCTTGACCAGAAGCTATATTAACAGCTGCGCTAGCTATCACCGTTAGAGTTGAAGCATTATAACTAACAACAGTTGTTGAACCTGGAACGCCTGATCCTGTTATTGTAGCACCAATAGGTATAGATCCGTCTACAAAAGATAATTGTATAGAAGTAGTAGTGCTTGCGGCAGAAGACGTAGCTGAAGTAGATATATTCTGGCCGTTATTTGTAGTACTAACAACAGTAGTTCCAACTGGAATAAAAACACCAGGATCATTAGAACTTATAACCATACCTGCAAAAAGCCCTGCTGGAGGTGTAAAAGTTTTAGTAGTATTTATAGCTATGTTGCTTCCAGCGGCATAACTACTAGCGGGTCCTATGTATGCAGCAGTAACTTCATTTACACTAAAATCAGATTTGTCATTACAAACCACGTTATAATCTAAAGCTAAAGGAGGGGTTAGTTTATTAACAAAATTACCGTACATTACTCTATTGCCAGCAACTTCTTGTGCTAAAGCTTTTAAAGGTACTTTATCATATACTCTAACTAATTCGCTTTCTGGAAGTGTTTTAGCAGGTTTTGTTGATTCATAATTATAAGTAAAATAATTAATATCACCTATAGTTAAAAAAGTATTATCAGCAAATCCCGGCGCTGGTATAGCGTTGTTTAGCTTTATTGTTCCAGAGGTAAAATTAGTTGCTCCAGATGGTGTAAATTCTGTTATAGTAGTTAAAACTGGTATTCCATCTCCTTGAATAGTTTCACCTACTTTTATACCACCTTGTATATTGTCTATATTTATATTAGTTCCTGCGGGTATAATACCTGCTGGACTAGGCTGTGCTCCATTTATAAAAGCTATAGCAGCAGAAGAAGTAATATCGCTTATAGGTATAGTTTCTATAACTTTAACAGCTAAAGCATCAGATTCTTTATATAGTATTTCTATTTCTTTTATTTTTAAAGCGTTTTCTAGTGTGTAACTGAAAAAAGGCAATGGGATTCTAAGTCCAATACTATTTATTTTATTCTCTACAAAATATACTATCGTGCTTTGATAAGCTTCAGTTTGATCGTCTTTAGGTGTGTTGGGAGATTGTTCATACATGAAATACCCATCTTGTTTAGGTATAAAAGCATGTTGAGTAAAAGGAGCAAATATAGAATATTCATTATCTACATATTTAAATCTATAACTAAACCTTACAAATCTATCTTCTAAATAATCTGGATCTCCAGAAAATTCAAAATTAAAATAAGGATTAGGATTAAAAACAATTACTTGATTATTGCCAACTGTTATATCCGCACTTAAATCAACATCAGTTCCAGCGGCGTTTGGAAGTCCAGTAACTGTTGCGCCGGTTGGGTTTAATTCTTTTGAGTTAGGATTTTGTAAAGAAACTGTAGCGCCAACAAATATTTGACCTTTTATATTATCTATTAATAATGGCGAAGAGTTTCCGCTTGTTTGGCTAGCTGTTGATTTTGCTGTACCACCGTTAGGAAGAGATAAACTACTAACATCTTTCATAGTAGTTTCATAATAAGTATTACTAGAAGTACTAGCTAAAGTACTTTTTTCATATAATTCTATTGATTTATAAGGATTATATTTAGCTACAGATATTTGATCTTCTGTAGTATAATAAATAGGATTTGCTAAATTAGAAGGATTTGCTAAAGAAACATTTATTACTCTTGGTTGATTTCTATTATCTGTAAAAAATAAAAGATCTTCTAGTATGTTAACACCTGTTATTAAATTTTCTGTAGAAAAATTTAAAAAATTACCTTTAACAAGTATTGTTGCTTGACCTGATAAAACATTATAAGAAATAATAAAATTATTAGATTGCTCTCCGCTTGGAGTATAACCAGGTTCATAATCTGATCTAGAATTATCTTTATCTGTAAAAAAAAGATAAACAGTATTATTTACTTCATCCGCTAAATTACCTATGCATATTAATTTAGATACACCTGTTAAGCTTTGAAAGTTTTGTATAGAAGCATTACCTAAGATATTTTCTAAATTACCTACATTAGCGCTTTCAGATTTACTTATTTGTGCATTTTGAGCATCTCTATATTCGCCGTTAGGCAATATACGAGCGTCCAGATCTTTGTTCATTCTGGACTTTAAAAAAGTATTTTGAACTTTAGCCATTAAATTTTAGTGTTTTATCCATTTAGATTTACCTCGCATTACTTGAACTATTTCGTCAAGCTTTATGTTAGATAATCTTATTTTAGCATTTCTAAGCTTAGCTGATCTATCTCTTTTTAATCTTTGAACAACGTATTCTTGTTGACCTGCTCTTGTAGATACTATATTATATAGTATAGAAGCATAAAGTGCGTCTTCGGCCATCTTAGGTATCTTAGAATCACCGTCATAAGCTAAACCGTCTGATATATATTCTAATACTATTAACTTACCTACTAAGCTGCTTGAAAAACTTATTTTACCTTCTCTAGCGTTCATATTAAACCAGCCATTTACTTGGGCGTATTGAGGTTCTAAGCCATATTGTTGACCGTAGAAAATGCTATTGTCAAATCCATAATAATTAGCCCAATAAGCATAGTCATCTATATTGTTAAAAAAAGTTTGACTTATTATTGTGTCGTTGGCTGTTTTCCATCTATTTTCTGTTATAGAATCTCCTTCTATTGTTCTTCCAAAATTACCTTGTGTTGGTACTCCTTGATTATCTTGTACAGGATTTTCATAAGGACTTGTAGTCAAGTTGCCAACAGGATATATAGGTCTTTTAACGCCTAACTCATCTATGTAGCAAACACTTACATAGTTTACGTAATCTTGAGGTAATGGTAAACTTAAGCTTGGAGGTATGTTTAATTCTTGAGAGTGTATACTTTTTAAAGTATCATAACTAAATTCTTGTAAAGATCTTTTAGCAAAAAATAACACATCTGACTTGTTAGCTCTTTGAAGTATTTTTCCATCTCCAACATAACCAACCATAAAATTATCTATAGCGTCATTTAAAGATAAATATTCATAACTACCGTAGTTTTCCTCTACCACAGTTCCAAAAGCATCAAAGCCAGTTCCTGCTGCAGAATCTCCATAATTACCACCATCTAACGTTTTTAGCTGCACTACTACATATGTTGAAGCAGCTAATCCTGTCAATGTTATTGCATTATTAAGAACAGTGTATGCTGCCGTGTATTCTGTAAAAGAACCTGGTAAGCCCGTTGGACTAGTATATAATTTAAAATTATTTAAAACATATTTTACATCAGTGGAATCATATGCTCCAGGTGTGAAATTTAAATCAGTATTAAACGTAGTGGTAAAAGTTTGAGTATTAGGATTAGGCGGTACTGCTGCAGAAAAAAATACCTGAGCGCCTTGATAATACTGTTGATTTGTTTCTGTTATTAAACTCATTTATTTAAGATTTTTCATTAACTTGTACTTGTTGAGCTTCTTGCATTGCTACATCTATTACAGTAGGGTTGTTTATAATTACCCCCGCATATTTTAATATACCAATAATTAAGTTTGATTCTTCTGATATGTCTAATTCAAAATTGTTAGATACTGCAGAATTATAAAGTAATTGACCTAAGGCTCCTGTAGATGAACCCCACGTAGGTGTAGTAGGTTCAAATATACAATTAACAGTAACAGAATCAGGTAAAGGATTTATGTTTAAAACAGCTTGAGTTGTAGTATTTTGGGCTGTTAAACTGTATTGATAAGCTAAAGGGTATTTTTTAGTAGGAGCAGTTAGTTTAGATCTTGTTATTTTATCGTAATTGCTTTTAGAGGTTAATTGTGTTATTGATGTTATTGAAGGACCAATATCAGCCACCTGTATGTTATTAACTTGAAGAGGTAATACATTAGTTCTATCATAGGTAGATAAAATACTACCTAATAATCTAATAGTTCCTCCGTAAGCGGTAGGTGTGGTTGGACTATAACTCCAACATGTATAAGTTAGGTCATAGTTAAAACTTACTTCGTGCTCAAATGGATAAAGCTTGTATCTGTTGTTTTCGTAAATATTAAAAAACTCAGTATCGTTTTGAGTGTTGTTTTGGTTTTGACGATTTAATTGATTACCATCTGGAAAATAAGAATTAAATATTTCATTTTGAACAAGTTCTGCTAAGCTATTGAACTCAGATGGTGGTAAATAACCGCGCTGCTCTTTGTTTAATATATACAAGACTGTTTGATATACTCTGTTTATATCTACCATTATTAATTTTTTATTTATACTATAAAGGCGGCCGAAACCGCCTCTGTTATAGTATCACTTGTTTTTATAGTTTTTTATCTATAGATTTATAGATCTCAACACCTTCATCTGTTTTTAAGAAAGCAGCAAATGCTGAGTAAGGATTTTCATCAAAAGGTACATTCATTAATTTTCTACCGTTTGATCCCCAAGTAAATGTTCTTTGATCACCTGATAAATTAATTATACCAGCTTCAGAAGCTCTAATAGCTAAATTTCTAAGAACTACATTATCATCATTAGCTAAGCTAATAAATAATTCTGGATTGTTTCTAGCAAATAAAAGTAAATCTCTTTTAATTTCTTTAGAACTCATAGAATTGACTTTTGAACCTATTTCAACTCTAAGAATAGCCTCTGCTTGGTCTATGTCGATGTTTCTAGCAGCATTCATAGCGTCTATCTGAAGATCTAATATTTCTAATTGATCAACAGCTTCTTCTTTAGCGCTAAACTCTTCATACATTCTACCTTTTAAAGGGTGGTATAAAGATAAAAGCTTTTGTAAGTTTTGCTTTTCTTTTGGAACCTTTAAAGTTCCGTCATGAAATCTAATATGACCCATTGTGCATTCACCTTTTTGCTCGTCTACAAGAGGTGAATCTTGATTCGTTGCATATCTAATTTCTCTTTGCTTTCCTGACTTTTCATCAAAATAAAGTAAAGCATGTTTTCTAGTATGCTTACCTGGAATTGTAAGAGTTAAAGGAGATTTTTTTCCTGTTAAATAATAAACTCTATCTTTAATTTCCCACGTTGGTTTTGTGGGTTTAGAAGCGGATTTTACCGCAACCTCTTGAGGTGCAACCTCAATAGTTTCTGCTGTAGCTTTTTTAGCCATAATATAATAAAATTAAATAGTTATAAAAATAATACCCCGCCCGAAGACGGGGATATTATTAATTTTGAATCATTATTAGATTCCTTTGAATAATACAAAGTTGTTAGCAGCTTGTGTTACTAAACATCTTTCAGATAAGAAGTTTACTTCCATAGCATCCAATGTAGATGTAAAAGCACCACCAGCAGAACCAGTCAACCAAGACTTCATACGACGATCATCACTTTGTGAAGCTCTGTATCGTACATGTAAGAAAGGTCTACGTATATTAGTTCCTAATACTTGATCGTAAACAGTTGAAGTTCCAGCAGGTACTAATACTCCTTCAATAGAGTTAATACCATTAATACCTCCACGAGTAGAAGCATCGTTCAAATATTTCCAATCAGTTTTGTAGAAATCGTAAGATCCTCTACGGAAACCACTAAATCCAAGATTTAAGGCCATTTCCTCAGAGTTTTCAAATAAACCAAATGCAGTACCACCGGCAGTTCCACCAGAGATTGCAGCTAGCATATCATCAAAATCAAGAGCAGTTTGTCTTTGTAAGAAAAGCATGTTTTCTTCAATAGCACCTTGAGTATCTAAGTTTTTCAAAATAGCATCAAACTCATCTAGTCCAGCAGCAGCAGTAAATCCTACTTCTACGTTACCACGAGATTGAATAGCAGCAAATAAACCTTCAGATCCTGGGTTTGTACCTACAGTTCCTGCGATTTGATTATACTCAGCTTCAACCATTGACATTTCTAAGTAATCTTCAAAACGTAAACGAGTTTCAGATTCAGCTTTTAAATACCATAAGTATCCAGAAGTTCCGTCTTCAGTTGCAACTTCAACCCATCCAATTTGAGCCATGTCAGATCCAGATACTACGTACTGGCTTCTTAGGATAATTGGTGAATTAGAATATTGCGTAAAGGTAGGCTCAACTGAAACTCTAGTGTTAGCAGCTTGAGCACCAGCACCGGCAGTATTTGTTAAGATTTGAGAACCTTTAGAGTAATCAGAACCATATACAAATATTTTTAATCCAGCGTTAGCAGCTCCAAAAGTAGCAACTAGTGTTTGCGCTACAGGTGCGTAAGGTATTGCAGTAAGAACACCTGTTGCTGTATTTGATGCTGTTACTAAAGCTTTTTCTTCAGCTCCAGAAGCAGGATCAAGTATAACAATAGTGTCATTTAATGAAATTACATTTGTTATGCCTGCTCCAACTGGAATAGTAAGCTGATTAGCCGTTGCTCCAGCAGCTCCAGTTAAAACATTTTCATAAGATATATGTAATCTATTTTGTTCAGACCAAATTACTTGATCAGATGTCATTGGCATTTCAGCGCCAACCATTCTTAAGAATCCAGATAACGTTCTGTTTCCATAACGCTCTACTTCTTGTTCGTAAACTTCAGGTAAATACTGTTGTGCGAACGAATCACCACCAGCGCCTGGTCCAGCAGCAGCGCCACCGTTAAATTGCAGGTAGTTACTGTTTAAAATCTCTTGCGTTGATGAAGGGATTAAACTACCAAATTGAGGAGTTAAACTCATAATTGTTTAATTTTTTTAGTTAAATTTTCTAGTTTTTATTTTAAGTTTTGTAGAATCAGCACCTGAAATAGCTTTAACTTTAAATCCATCAATAAACACATCTCCTTGACTAGTCCTAGCTTTAGTGTCAGTAAGGTTTTTAGATTTATTTATAACTTCTTTTACAGCATCTGCTTTTCCTTGCTCATAAAAATGAGAGGCAATCTTATCTACATTTTCAGCAGCATACATAGCTTTGTGATAACCATTAACATCTTTAACATTACCAGATTCGTCTAGGAACTTCCCAACGAGGTTTGTTATATTAGACTGGTTTTCTGCAACTTTATCTACATTTTGAATATTATACTTATATTTCTTTTCACCAACGCTGATATCAAAACCTTTGAAATCATTGCTAAAAAGCTTTTTTGTATTATCCTTAAACATTTGATGCTGTTGCTCAGCTTGTTTTTGTTGCTTATTGTATCTATTGAAAAAATCCATAGCTTTTTGTTGCTCCTGAGTAACGCCCGGTCTCAACTTGATCTCGTCGTAATATTTACTCTTGGTCTCTTCTAAAAAGTTTTTGGCTTTTGCAACTTCTTCTTTAAATGCAAGTTTCTTTTTTCTTACATCTTTTTCCTCATCTATATCTTCATCATACTCAAAATCTTCTAATAAAAGATCAAGATCTTCAGAATCTAAATAAGGTTTGTTTTTTTTGTAATACTCTTTAATAAGAGTTTTATCGTCTATATTACTGTAATCAGCATTTAAACGAGTATAATCTTCTATTGTTCCACCGGTTTCTTCCATAAATGAAACTAGCTTTTCAATGTTTTCTGGCAATGGTTTGCCTAATACTTTTTCATCTCTTATAGCTTCTTTAACTTCAGCTTCAACTTCTTTAACTTCAGCTTCTGTTACTTCTTGGATCGGAGAAAACCCTTCAACATCCTTGTTGGACTCTTGTACAGGTTCTCCCACCTTTGCGCTATCTTTGGATGGTTCTTCCACAGATACCTTCTCTGTTTCTCCGATTTGAATGGCATCGTCTTCTTTTTTTATTTCTACTTTAGTTATGTTGCTTTCTAGCTCTACTAAAGGTTCTTTTGGATTAACATTTACTTTTGTAATGTTATCTTTTGTTTCGTTAAATTTTTTTGGTGTTGTTTTCTTTTTTAATTTAAAATCACCTTCTTGTTTAACAGGTTCATTTGTTTTTACTTCTGACATAATATAATATAATTAAATAATTAAATAAACATTTACATAAATGCGTTCATACCAGCTTCTGACTGGTTTTCAAAGTTAATTGGTAAACCATCATTATTTCTTTGGCTTATCATTTCACTTTGCTGCGTACCTTCCATCTGTATACGCTTATCTTTTCTATTTTCTTTTTCTTGTTCTTTTTGTTGTTGATTCTGTATTTCAGCTTGTTTTAACTGCATATCAAACTGATGTTGCATTTGCATTTTTTGTTGATCAAGCTGAGATTGTATTTCCATTTTTTTAATTTCCATTTCAGTTCTAGCTTGTTCGTATTGAACTTTAGACCCGCTTATAGCTTCTTGTTTTTGTACTTCAGCCATAGCTGTTTTCTCAGCTGTTTCAGCTTGAGCAGCTGCTTGAGCCTGTATGTTAGACTGTTGAATCTCCATGTCTTGCTTTTGCTTACGCTTACGTTTAATTTTAAGCATTTGATTAGCAAGTTTAAGATTTTTTATTTGTCTTACATCAATAGCGTCGTCTAGATCAATACCACTATTTTGCAGAGCAACTTGTATATTTTGTTCAAGCTTAGCTTGTTCTTCTTCGTCTGGTTCTAATTCTAAAAATATACCAAAGTCATGCAAGTTTAGAGCGCTTATTTGCTCTAAAGTCTTTGCATTAAACGAAGATATTGAATTTTTAAGAGATTCAGCTGTTAAAGGAAATTCTAAAGCATCTGCTATTTTTAGTGAAATATTTTCTGCTATTTTAAGAGTTATATAAAGACTAGACTGATTAATGTGTTTAGTAGCTGTGTTAGAAGCGCTAGCTGCTAACTTCTGCAGTCCTATAAGAGTGTTTCTATCTGGTAAACTACCATCTCTAGCTTCATTCAAACCTGTTACATCACGTATCATTTGTAGGTAATACTGATAAGTATTAATTAAACTAGATATTTTAGCGCCGCCATTGCTGCTTTGTAATTCTTGTATTGGCACTTTTCCTCTATTTACCTCACCGTCTTGAGTAAGAGATCTACCAACTATAGAACCTGTTTGAAAATACATGTTTAAAGCCTCAGCTGGGTTATAGTTTGTTCCATTACCTAAGTCTACTTCTGCTAAGCCGTCCATGTCTAAATAAACACCATCAGGTACTATTCTGGATAAAACTTGTTGAAGCTTTAAATGGGTTAATTGTATCATATCAGCAAAGCCAATACATTTACTAACTAAAGAATCAATTCTTCCTTTGTACATTCTTGGTGCACATATAGCATAATTCATTTCTACTTTAGTAGTATCAGCGTAAGGTCTTGACATGTTTTCTGCCATTTCCCACTTAAGCATTGTATCTGTACCTAGTACTTTAGCTCCAGTATATAAAACTTCTATAGACCTTGAAACTCTTTCAAACATGTCACTTTCAGGTGGATTAAATGTATCTGGCTTTTCAATAGCTTTTAATAATCCTTGATCTGTTTGTTTTATTTTAAATACCTGGTTATGATATGTTTTGTAATCAAAATACAAAACCTGTACGGTGTTTTCGTCGTATCCGCTAAAACCTGTTACGTATTGTCTATTGCCTGGCATTTTTTGTATACGCTCAAGCTCTTCATTAGATATGTTTGGAAATTCTTTTTTAAGCTCTGGTATTGTTATAGATTTAACTTCACCTACGTAGTATATATCTTGAAAATTAGGATCTTCTGTATATGAATAGACCATATATGCTGGATCTACATAGTCAACAGTAATACCATTAGCTGTATTAAAACTTGTTTTGCTAGCAGCAATACCGCATACGGTTAGATCCATGTTTAATCTTCTTCTAACAAGATCATATTTGTTTTGAGCAAACACAGTTGTTATAGCTTCTTCTTCTGCTATTTCCACTGACTGCTTATAACTAAGCTGCATATGAAGTTCGAGCTCTTCTTGAGTTTCTGGTATTAAATCAGTATTCGGTGTTTGATATAAATCAATACCAAGAACTTGCTTTATGTTTTCTATATAATCTTTAGCAAGCATATCTTCATATATTTTAGAAGCGTAAGAAGTTCTTTTTTCAACAGAACTAGGATCTTGTGCATATGCTTTTATTTCATAAGCTCTTTGTGATATACCATTAACTACTATATCTACAAACTTAGACAATATAGGAACTGGCTTCCAGTCTAAATTAAGATAAGACAAATCACCATTAATAGATAATTCATCTTTATATTTTTGTATAGGCTGCTCTCCGCGAGCGTATAGTCTTAGTGTGTTAAAGTTATTCCAGTTAGTTAAGTATCTATTACCGTTAGTTCTACCTGATTTAAACCACTCATATTCAATAGCCATAGCAACTTGGCTGCCGTATTCCAAACTTGCTTTTTCAGCATCGCTTACTACTTGACTTGGAAAAGCGCTATTTGAGTTAGTATATATATTCATTTAACTTATTATTTTTGATGAATTACCCCTGTTATCATATCTTTTTATTCCAAGATCTACAGGTTCTAATTTAATTTTGTTTACTGGAGAATATCTATGCTTATTGCAAGCCATTAAAGCTAAACCAGAACTAATAGAAGCATCGTGTTTTGTTCTATTGTTTATATTGAATTTAGCCCAATCTTCTAGTGTTCTTTGAAAATACATATCACCATAACCTGATTCTTTTAGTCCTATAAATGTTTCTATATAGGTTTCAATAGCAGAAGCATGCGCTTGCTTTATATCTTCACTTGAGTTTGGTATTCCACCCAACTCTCTTTCTGTTATAGAAAGTTTATTATATCTTCTATCAGGCCTGTTCATTGAAAAGCCTCTATAACCTCTTTTTTTAAAATAATATAATAATCTTGGTTTATTATTTTCTGCTAGTATTGGCATGCCATAAAAAACACAAGCCATTAGCACGTCTTCAAAAAACGTTTCAGCAGTTTGCGGTCTTGCTATATACTCTAAAAAAAAGTGGTTAGGTGGCACGTCTTCCATCGAAAATTTTGTAAGACCGTGTAAAGATCCTTTAGAACCTCTTTTATCTACTGTACCTGATATGTCATATGGATCACATCCGAATGCACCCATAAAATCATTACCTGGATAATTAGTACCGTTTTTCTTATAACGTTTGTTTTGCAAATGAGACGGTGGTACCCAACTTACTTTAAATCTACCGTTTTTATTTGGAACAAAAATAACATTTGTATCTTGCTCTGCGTTTTGCCATTGAAAACCACCTTGTGTTATATTAATAGAATTACGCATGTCTTCATTAAAATCTATTTGCTCATAAATTTTAGTTAAGTTAAATAAAGATTCTTTTGATTCATCTCTAAAAGCATGCTTAGTAGTTCTTGGAAACTGTCTATAAAATTCATTTAAAGCATCTTGATCTTTTTTAAGACCATCTACTTCGTTGTTCCAATATTCTATTACGCCTAAATCTATTATTTCGCCCTGCGGTCCTTGCTGTGGTTTAGTTGGCGTATCGAAGACAGGTATTCCATAAGAATCAATGTATCCTTCGTAATTCCATTCCATAGGTATAAACAAGCTATATAATCCAGAGCGAGTTTGTCCATTTGCGTTTCGTTGTGTGACGTCTGAATCATTGTATAATTTTTTAAAATTATCACCACCTTTGTCTAATGCATTACTTGTTGAACCCATCATACATTTACCTATAATTCTACTACCTAATCGTAAGCAGGTTTTCGTAACCCTCCAGTTGTTGAGGATGTTCGTCGGACGCTCCCATTTACCGCTCTCGTCGTGGACAAGTAGTTTGAGTTTCTCACCGTCATACGAGTTGTCGCCTGTGTTTTTCCAGTCGATCGTGGTGTCAAGTCCATCGAGCTCTCTGAGGGTCTCATTTGTCTCGAGCTTCTTACGGGTGTATTTCGTTGCGGGTACTCTGTACGCG